TAAGAATGCGTTGACAGATATGTTGAAAGGTGTAAGTTCAGGACAGAATCCCGGCAATTCACCTGTAAGTACAGGAATGGGGGCATAGTATGATAGACGCTCTTGTAGATAATGCAGGTGATGAACAGCAAGTCAAAGAAGCTAGACGTAAAGAGAAATATATTCGTAAGAATGAGTTGGCTGATGTGCGTGAAGTACTTGCCATACCTGCTGGCAGGCGCCTGCTATGGCGTTTGATGAAACATTGCAAAGTCTGGGAGTCGGTATGGCATCCCAGTGCGCTTATACACTACAATTCTGGTCAGCAGGATGTTGGACATTTTCTACTGACTGAGATATCTGAAGCACAACCCACCGCTCTCGTTGATATGATCATCGAGAACCAGAAGGAGACCTAATGCCACCGGATAAAGACACGTCTTCCAGCACAACTAACACTGACACTGGAACGACAACTGAAGATACGACCAAGCCAACGACTACGGAACCTGAAAAGAAGACTGAGGAACCGGAGAAGAAGGATGGTACAGTTCTTGGCACTGAAGGTGAAAAGAAAGTTGATGATCCTGAGAAGAAGGTTGAAGAGCCTACTTCAAAGGTTCCAGAGAAGTATGAATTGAAACTCCCCGAGAAATCGACTCTCGATGCTACTGCTCTAGAGAGGACAGCCGCCACAGCGCGAAAGCTGGGACTCTCAAACGAAGCAGCGCAAGGGACACTCGAGTTCTTGAATCAAGAATTGACTGACCGTGAGGCGGCGATTCTTGAATCAAATCGGCCGGGAGGGGCTGATTACTCTGCTCGCGTGCATGAATGGGAAGATACTGCACTGAAGGACACAGAGGTTGGCGGTTCGCCTGATAAGCTCAAAGCGACCGCTGAGTTGAGTCTTCAAGTGCTCGACAAATTCGGCACACCTGATGTGAAGACATTTTTGCATGAAACTGGTTATGGCTCTCATCCCTCTATTCTGAGGTTTCTAGCCAAGATCGGTAAAGCCATGTCCGAAGGCACACTCGTGCAACCCGGATCTCTGGACGGTGGTAAGAGAGATCCAGCCGATGTGCTATACGGCACAACAACACCCAAGGAGTAATACCAATGAGAAACATCCTCAAGTGGGCAGGTATATTCCTGCTCCCCGTACTTATCATGGTGCTGGCTGTTCCGGTAAGTCCGGCGCATGCTCTCACTACGATGAGTCCTATGGTAATACCGTTGATCGTCGGAGCGACCATTGGTACACCTATGCTTACACTGGCTGATTGGGCCAAACGTCTTGACCCTAACGGTCAGGTTCCAGTGATCGTGGAAATGTTGTCTATGACCAATGAGATTCTTGCTGACATGTTGTTCAAGGAAGGCAACCTACCGACAGGTGAGCGTACTACTGTACGTACAGGATTGCCTGACGTGTTCTGGAGGCTCATCAATCAAGGTGTGCCGTCATCCAAGAGTACTACTGCACAGATGGATGAGGCCACTGGAATGCTGGAAGCGTGGTCTGAAGTTGATGTGGAGTTGGCGCGATTGAATGGTAATGTCAGTCAATTCCGGCTGTCTGAGGCTCAGGCATTCATCGAGTCGATGAATCAGGAGATGGCGCGTACTCTCTTCTACGGTAATAGCAGCACCGAGCCGGAGAAGTTCATGGGTCTCGCACCACGTTACTCCAGTCTGTCTGCACCGAATGCCGAAAACATTATCAATGCTAGTGGTAGTGGTGATGACAACACTTCCATCTGGCTTGTTGTCTGGGGCGCAAATACCATCTTCGGCGTATTCCCCAAGGGCGCAAAGGCTGGACTCGATCACTACGATCACGGTGAAGTCACAGTCGAGACCACAGCAGGCATCGCTGGGAACCGGATGCGTGCGTATCAGGATCATTGGACCTGGAAGTGCGGTATTGCCTTGCGTGATTGGCGGTATGTGGTCCGCATTGCTAATATCGATGTATCTGCACTCGTGGCTAATGATGCCAACAGTCCTAAGCTGTTCCAGTTGCTTACGAAGGCAACATGGCGTATTCGTGCGTTCGGCATGGGTCGTGCAGTGATCTATGTCAATCGTACCGTCGGAGAGTTCCTTGACATTCAGGCACAGGATAAGGTGGCGTCTGGCGGTCAGCTCAGTTACAGTGAGATCGATGGTCGGCGCATCATGATGTTCCGTGGTATCCCGATCCATACCGTGGATGCCCTTCTCAACACTGAAGAGGCTGTCTCGTAGTTTGAGACTGTCCTCTCTATACAGGAGATTATCACATGTACCTCGATGCGCAGAACCTATACAGCGATGCTCAGGTGCTTGGTGCATCTGCGGCGTCTGACAATGTCATTAATCATGGCGTTGCCCGTCAACTCAGTATTGGGGAGCCAATGGCTGTCCTTATCGTGGTGGACACGGACGGAGATCTTGACGATAGTGACAATGATGAAACGTACACAGCCAAACTTCAGACAGACAGTGATGAAGCATTTGGTTCTCCTACTGATATTACACCAGCATACAGCTTGCCGCGTGGATCAGTAGCAGGTACTCGATTCGTAATTCCGCTTGTTCCAGGAGTTGCTGTCGAGCAGTTCACACGTCTGTATTTCACCACTGGCGGCACATCGCCGTCTGGTACCGTTACGGCAGCCCTCGTCCCAGCTAACTTCATCGGCTACGAGAACGTGTACTATCCCGAAGCTGTCGACCTATTTGCGACAGGAGCGTAGCAGATCATGGCAAATAAACGGCGTACCATCACGGAGGAGTCGAGTGCTTCTCCCAAGGCTGCACCAAAAACTACGAAGAAAGTGGTATCTTCTTCGAAGATTTCGGTCAGAGCCGTCAGGCAGGGATTTTATGGTAACAAGCTTCGTAAACCCGGAGAGGTGTTCAGTATTGTTAGAAAGGACAAACTTCCAAGTTGGGTGATCGATGCGAGTGCTCCATATACTCCTGATACAACCGAGCCACCGCGCAAAGCACCGACGGAGACTCATGTATCTGAAGAGGATAACGTGCTCTAGGGGTGCTGCCCCTCTAGTGTGCACCTATACAACGGGGTGATGGCCCGGAACACCATTACCCTGTTGTGTAGGATCTTCACCTTAACTGGCATAATGTTATGACATCACAAGTCAGCATATGTAACATGGCACTTGGTCACCTTGCTGTGTCTTCTGAGATACAGGATTTGGTGAATGAGCGTTCCAAAGAGGCAGAAGCTTGTCGTTTGTTTTACGATCAAGCTATTAACGAGACTTTACGAGACTTTCCATGGCCATTTGCTGCTGTGATAGTAAATCTTGCTCTTGTAGAAGAAGATCCTAATATTGAGTGGCAGTTTTCGTATCGTTTACCTGCTGACTCCCTTAAGTTCCGCCGTATTCTTAGCGGAATATCCAGAATCGAGACACCGTCAACTCGTGTACCGTATCGCATCGTACGTGATAGTGTTGGACAGCAACTTGTACTAACTGACGCTGTTGAACCTGTCTACGGTGAGTACACAGCTAAGGTGACAGATCCTGAGCAATTTCCACCTGATTTTGTCGAAGCTGTTAGCTTACTACTGGCTGGTATGATAGGTCCACGTGTGACAGGTGGGGATCAATTTAAACTAGCTGATCGTGCTATTAAGTTGTATGAGTGGCGTGTGATTAATGCTCGTATAAATGCGGCCAATGAAGAGCAACCAGACGTACCACCTGATAGTGAATTTATTACGGTGCGTAATTAATGGCGAATATAGCACAACGTTCATTTGCTGGTGGGGAGTTATCTCCTAGCTTGTATGCTCGTACGGACCAGAATAAGTATGCTACAGGGTTACGGAAGTGTCGTAATTTTATTATACAGAAACACGGTGGTATTACTAATCGTGCTGGTACCGGGTTCATATGGCCATGCTTGCATCAAGATAAACGTGTTCGTTTGTTACCGTTTATATTCAATGCAGAGCAAACATATGTCATAGAGTTGGGAGATCATTATGCTCGTTTTATACGTGCCGGTGCTATCATTTTACCTGGAACTCCTGCTGCGTGGGTAACAGCGCATGATTATAAGATTGGTGATACGGTATCAGGTGTGTATTATTGCACTGTTGATCATACATCTGGCTCTGTCACTGAACCGGGAGTGGGTGCTGAGTGGAGTAGTATGTGGTATCTGATGTTTACCACGAATGGTCCTGCGTATGAAGTACCTACTCCATATGACGAAGCAGATCTCCCTGATATACAGTACGTACAGTCTGCTGATGTTATCACTATCGTACATCCTAAATATGCTCCTCATGAGTTAAAGAGATACGCCGATAATAAGTGGGTATTGGCTGTCATTAGTTTTACACCTACTATCGCGTCTCCTAGTAATTTGGTGCTTGGCGGGGGTAGTGGTGGAACATCTCGGTCTTGGGCTGTAACAGCTATATCCACTACAGGTGAAGAATCCTTACCTACGTTTATAACAGCTATCAATAGAATACCTAGCTCTGGTACACCTACCACTCTGGTGTGGGATACTGTACCTGGAGCCGTACGATATAATGTGTATCGTTCTGCTAATGGACAAACATACGGTCTCATAAGTCCGTCTGTAGGTGTACCGAGTGAAGTATCTGATAATGCTTGGACAGATAATAGTGAAAGTGTTTCTACGTTTTTACCCCTTCAGTGGGTGTCTGCTTCTGGTCAATGTCGTAACGCATTGACTATGACTGCTATCAGTAAAGCCTTTGATGGTAATTACACTATCAAAGGTAAGACAACATTAACATCTGGATTCGGTGTACTAGGCACTACGTCTGGTCGTGTCGCGGTTTACTATTCCCGTGATGGAGAACCTAGAGTCTGGGCTGGTTATGTTTATGTGCCTTACATTTATGGGTCCATAAAATTCTCCTCGTTTGATATTGAGTGGACCATCAATGTACCGGACAACGGGTACTCAGCACTTACCATTGACATTGTTCCTGAGATACATAGGACATATGTTAGTGGAAGTGTCACTATGAAAGTTGATTTTATTACTGTGGGGTTTGATAAAATAACATGGGGTAATATTATCGTCGGAACATTTTCAGATATTGGTGATACTCCAGATATCTTATATCAACCACCATATGATCCTAAGTTCTTTCGTGCTATAGGTCAATATCCTAGCACTGTAACATACTATCAGCAACGCCTATTGTTTGGTAATACAACAACAGAGCCTGAGAAGGTGTGGGCGAGTCGTACGGGGAATTACAAGAGTTATACTGTGTCATTTCCTATACAGAATGATGATGCTGTGGTGTTTGGGTTAGCTGGCAGGCAGGTCAATGCTGTGCGTCATTTGTTAGATCTCGGTAAGCTTATTGTTATGACCGGAGGTGCGGAGATATCTGTTGAGGGAGATGATGCTGGAATTCTTCGTCCTGATGCTATCAACCCACAGCAGATATCATACAACGGTAGCGGTAGACTTCAACCACTTCCTATTAATGATTCTGCGGTGTATGTACAGGCTAGGAACACGATAGTGCGTGATCTTAAGCCTATCAATTTGG